TTGCGTTTTAGTCATTTTGTAGATAGAAAGTTTGCGGAGTTGTCTGTTAGTATCAGCGAACATAAAGATAACCACCCGCCCAATCTGCACGGGCAAAACATTGCTCACGCGATGCAATCTCTAGCAAACGATAGCGAACAATCTTTGCAGGAGCTTTGAATGATGCAGGTTTGTAAACTTCGCCAGTCTTTTTATCAACGAAAGCATGAACTGAGCGAGAACCAGCACCAGTTTCCATGATGATTTTGTGATACTTACGACCAGATTCAATGTAGAATTTATATCCATCGGTCTTGCGATTGTTGACACGCATGAAATCTTCAACCAGACAATCACATAAAGTGAGTGTATGCTTACGCACATTGAGTTCAATGGTGTTTCGTGCGTCTTGAGTGGCAACGAAGTCAGCAAATTCAGTGGTCATGGTGTGTGTTCCTTTGACTCTTTAATAATACACGATTTTGGTGCCTTGTGTTGGTTTGGTGGACACCTTACCAACTGTCACCCATGGTTTTCCATAAACTCATCAAGAGTGTAACCTTCTCCGGTTGATGTTTCTTCAATCAAATCTTCTAATGAATAACATTCTAACCTCAAACGATATTCTTCTGGAGTATCATCATCGGGATCATAATCATCATGACAAAGATGTTCCCACTCATGGACAAGTGCATCAATTAGTTGTTCTTTAGTGTATTTCTTATCAGACATTTGCAAACCTACCATTGTTGAAGTTTGCATAAGAGAATTGCTCTCGATCAACATACTTAAACATACCGAATTGATTGATCTTGACATAACCCTCGCCACCACATTGCTGACGGCCGATGTATGCTTTAGGACCATTATTCCTCATCAAAAACAACATGTCATCTTTGATTGATTTAACAAGAGACCACAAACGCAAAACATTGATGTCAATTTGATTGGCATACGCAAGTGCTTCAATGGTCAGTTCATCAATAACAAGACCAGCACGGATTACAGAATTAAGTTGTTGCTGAATCTGCTGTGATTGCTTAGGAGTTAGGAACTCACACATGCACGACATTTGCTTGGTAAATGCAACAATTTCATCGAAATCTTCATCAACTTGCCAACACTCAGGTTGAACAAACTTACACGACTCAGTATCTTCAAAGATCTCCATATCTACCATGTCATTGATGACATAAGCATCTTTCATGTCACCATCAGTCGCATACAATGTGTGAGGTGCGATGACAATGTTCTGATCAATTACTTCATCAAAGACGTAAGTAATCGTATTGGGGCAAAAAGTATCATCACCACCAAACCCAATAAAATCACCTTGAACAATCCCGTCGAAATCAGGAAGACAATCAAAGCAATGGTGTAATATATCAGCAACATTGCCAACATGATTGGAATCAATGTCAGAATGTGTTTCGTTAATCTTGATAAGTTTCTTGTTAAAGACCGATTTTGTACCAACAAAGAATCGACCTGTCTGCGGATTCGTACCCCATACAATCGCAGGAGCGCCATCAATCTTCGCAGAGATTTCACCATCAGAAAGGAACCAATCAAGGACAGAAAGATCACCCATCAGAATGGAATCTTCAGGGTGCTCAAGGTGTGTGTTTTTCATACTGTTAGTATGACACGGAACAAGGGACAAATCAAGCGATGGTGGACACTTCAACCAAGTGGCACACGGTCGGTCTTGTAAAGTAGGATTTCTCTTGCTTTTTTAGCAGTAAATCCTTCCTCTGTTTTCTTTCTACGACCCGCAGTGTATGTTATATCAAAGTAATGCACATTCATGGACCTTGATTGATCCTTAAACCACTCATCATCAGCACGGTTAGCAACAAAAACTAAATTTTGTGCATCGGCAAAGTTCAGAAGGTCCGTCAGTGCATCATCACCAAACCCGTTGCCATAATCTGCAAAACTGTCACGATAAGGTGGATCGAAGAAGAAGAATCCATTAGGATCATTGTTCACGGAATCTTTCCAATCTCCTGTCTTGATAGTTACATTTTGAAGTGCATTGTGCCACCAGTTCAATACACCACGATCATATACTTTATCCTTCTGATTCAACAATCCAGCAGGAGTTCCATACCTTCCATTGGTATTCTTGTTCAGTTGGTAGATACCGTTGAACCCAGTCTTCATCAGGAAATATAATGTTGCTGCCTCAAATGTTTTGCTCCATTCTGTATAGTTCCAACCATGAAGATGACGAGTATCAAAGTAGAACTTTTTACGATCATCTTTGCTCAGTGGTAGATACTGTGATTCAAGACTGTCCAGACGTTGTTGAAACTCAGTCAGGTCAGTCTTGATTGCATTGTAGATATTCACGATATCGGAGTTGATGTCATTGATCACCACATTCTTTGGTTGGTAGGTGTTCATCACATAGACAAACATTGCCCCACCACCAAAGAATGGTTCATAATAAGTTTCAAAGGAAGATGGCATAAAAGGTGCATAATGTTTCATCACCTTTGTCTTACCACCTGCCCAGATAAAAAGAGGTTTCATTTAAATTTTTACGTTGACATATCCATCAGCAATCGCTTGAGTATCACCACCACGTTTGAACTTTGGAGTGAACTTTAGATTGAGACTATCAATATTAGATGGATCTGCTATATTGACAATTTCCATCGTCTTATCTTTAATATACATGATATTATCCCATTTGTCAACTTCTTTGTATTGCTTTAGAGCAAACTTTCCGACAGCAGTATTGAACTTTACAGGATCTTTGTAGTTCTTCTTTACATCTCCAACAAGTTGAGTAATATCACAACCAGGATAAAGTTCACTGAAGTAATCAAAATAAACTTCAGGTTTTTCAACTGTTTTTACATGCTCGGAGAACTTTTTAGTATCAACATACCCTGGTGCATGTCCCTCAAAATACTTATCATTCAGTTTATCAACTAAACCTTTATCAGTGACACCAGTTTTGATAGGTTTTAGACTTGCACCATCATCTTTCAACTCAGATTTTTTATTAACACCATATCTACCATCATTATTGACAGAAAACTGGTAATCAGAAAAAATAAGAGGAAGAATCAACTCACCCTTGCCAATACCTTTTCCTTTGTTTGACAACAAGACTTCAAAGAGGAGAGGAAATATAATATCTTCCTTCAGTTTTTCTGGCACTAAATCCCACAATGACTTACGAAAATTAGTGCCTAAAATATCAATGCTTGTAAGATTACTTTCATCTTCAAGTAGGGAGAGAGTATTCTCGGCATCTCCATCAGTAACTACATCAAAATAACAAAGATATGCCTTAAAATCTTGACGAAACCTATCAGCAGCAACATGACCTTTGATTCCTCTATTGATCAATAAAGAATCTATTCTTTTTTCGAGATCTTTTGAATACATAATCAGTAAGAATAGGTGGAGAGATTGCGAGCAGGGACATGATACCCATCTTTTGGGTTGTTTACATCAAAGACCCATACTAATTCATCATCGGATGCTTTATAAACATCCATACAGAACATTGGGACCAGTTTGACCATGAGAGCACCCCAGTAGTATTCGGTTTCAAAATCGAAGGTTGTCATGGGTTGGTTCGGTTTCTTTGACTCTTTAATAATACACGAAAACCATCCCCTGTGGGGGGATAGTGGACACTTTGACCAACTGGCACACTAACTCCTGATTTCACTGATCGCGGGTTGACCTTGATTGAACACAACATCAACAACTGCCTGAACTTTCTTAGCAGTGCCAATACCCACACTGTCATAAGTTGGGATGCAAACTAAACCAAAGGTCTTAGACTTGTCACCCAATCTAATCACACGACCAATCGACTGACTGATGCCAATGTAGTCCATGTTACGCATGAAGATAACAGCCTCAAGTCCGCTGACGTTGATACCCTCACTGAGAATACTGTGATGGATAACAACAAACTTTTTCTCAGGATCTTTGCCCCAAGCATTCAGAGTGTCAAAGAACTTCTCGCGGTCAACCTTCTTGCCATCGATGATTGCACCAGTCTTCGATGTAATCGTCATCCACGAATAACCACGCTGATACAACTCAGCACAGAAGTCAGAGTGAGTGAGAAGATTGATAATCTGCTTTGTGGTGCGAGCACAAATCAAAGTCTTGTCGATGTTGTTGTCATCGATAGTCTCAATCAGATTGTCACAATCATCAGCAAATACAACCTTACGACCTTTAATCATAGGCAATTGCTTGACTACAACTTTAGGAGGAAGAATGTATCCTTGCTTAACAAGTTCAGGTGCAGGAACATTAACAAGAACCTGACCATAAACAGCACCGTCATTCATTCCTGGCTTCGATACTGTAAGACTATGCTTAGGAGTAGCAGTGTAAAAGTAGCAACGATCAGCATCATTAGCAAAGAACTCTGTGGCAGGGAAAAAGTTACGCTGCACACTGTTATGTGCCTCGTCAAAGTAAATAGTATTTACCTCAATATCTGCCTCCATCAAACGATGAAGCGAGTGATATGTGGTAAAGATGATAACATTCTCACCAGCAGTTCTTGCAACACTAGCAAAGATGTGAATCTGATCTGCTTTTGTAGTGCTGAAATGCTGTGTCTCACCACTATGAACGTGCATGATATGAGTGTTGAAAGTATCAACAACCTCAAGAAACTCACTGCACAGTTGCTCTGCCAACAGAATACGCGGAGCAACAACAACTGTGGTGGTGCCATTCTTGACAACATCATGACGACGCTGAGTATCAACAATCATCGTCAATGTTTTGCCACCACCAGTAGGCACAATAATCTGACCTTTGTTGTATGCAAGCATACGATCAAGGATGCGATCTTGATGGGGGCGAAGGGTGATGGTCAATGCTGTCCTGTCGATGTATATACTATAACGCACAGAGACCCCACTAGGAGACTCTCTGTGCCACTTGTTCAATCGTCTGCGTCGTCTTGTGCTGGTTCTTCTTTTTTGGTTACCTTAGGACCTTTCTGAACTCGGTCAGTTTCATAGAACCACCGAACACGTTCACGACGTGCTTGCAATAGCATGTCATATTGTTCCTGTTGATCTTTAGTGAAGGAGAAATTTTGAGACCTCCAAACTTTTTTAAGATCGTTCAAGTGAGGCAGGACGTTGACAGTAGAAGTGGGGAAGTTCATATCAGACAGTAAAATCAGTTTGGGAAAATTCGTCGCATTTGATATTCATTTTTGAGTCATCTTCTTCTAGCTCAGTGACATCAAAGATTTCACCTGGCATGTCCTGAATCTCACTCCAAAAATCGTCCATGTGTTGCATTTGTTTGACTCTGTTAATATACACGGGTTTGGTGGTCTGTGGGAGATTAGTGGACAGTAATCGTAGTGTCCACTGCTCCATGGTTTTTCATAACGTGTTTCTCCCAAAATATAGCATCTTCAATTTTTAGGAAGGATGCTTGTTGCTTTGCATAACCCTTTTTCTTGGGTTTCATGTAGTTCACTCGGTAAATCATGCCAGTGTCGAATCACTCCAGAAATAATAAAACAATTAGTCGCCAAGTAAGTAATGAATATAATGCTGCGAAAAATAGCAACAGCATTATCGTATCTCTGTGTTTTTTCATCTGAAAAACTCCCTAGAGTATATTTCCATACTCTCCATATCTTTCTCACGGATCAATATATCTCCCCTCTTGTGATTTATATTGATCTACATCAACTCCTCTTCTATTCTTCACATACTCTAATTGATCCCAGAAGAAACTAGGACAACAAACTAAAATATGAATCTTCTTGTGTTTATCATTCTTTGTATATTGACACAGTGGTTTATCTTTTACACCAACTTCAATGCTGATAGTTTCATCACATTTGAAATAGACCCACCCCTCATCAATAAAACCAGTAGAACGATTCCATTTTACATAGTCGTCAACTTGTGGGACATATGTCATACAAATGCTGCCTCCAATGGTGTGAGATTGAGTTGCATTGCAGTATAAGGGCGAGTATCAGAAATGTCTACCTTATTTCCGTGCTTGGTGGAGTTAACAGGCGCATGATAGCATCTCTTTGTTCTACTGTAGAAACCCCAGATTGACCGAGGTGGTGTGTTAGTATAAGAGAACATACCATGGTTGAGAATCCAAATAGCAAGCATGTTTTTTCGATGCTCCGTAACTTCATAGGAGAAACCTTTTGGTGGTTCATGAATGAAATCAGGGGGCAGTTCTAGTAGGTTCATCATCAACGAAAATTCCCTCATAGTCTGGATACATTGTAGCAGCAATATACTGTGCGAGTGATTGTGTAGATGCCACTACATAAACCTCCACATTATAGGTGTAAAAATCATCGGGAGTATCTTGCATGGCAAGTTCTACCTCAACTCTCCATATATTTCCACTCTTGAGATGCTGTTCCCAAGAGACTGTCACGTCAGGTTGCATGATGGGCTTTGAGATCTGGGTTGGGTTGTGATGGTTCATACGGAGAACGTGTGCGATTTTTGATAACAATAAAAGCATCTTTATTATATTTCCTGATACCAAATGGTGTTGCCCATTTCTTATTATAGTCCTCACCTTGATGGATACCACTAACAACAGTGCCACCAATCTCTACGACAATATCATCACTCTCCTCCCATCCCAGTTTCTCAATGATGCTGTTAATCTCTTCATTCATGTAGTAAACTCCTCAACAATTTTAGACTCAACATCATCTGCAAGTGCAAACTTACGTGACTTTAGGATGTTATCACGGAGATTGGAATAGTATTGACTATTAAAATCACCATCATCCTCATCAGTAATAAGATCAAAACACTCCTCACCTGTTGCTGCAATTACATTCCAAATGCCCCCATATTCACTAGATGGGAATGGAACATAGTGGTCTACGATGTAGAAAAACTTGGTCATTTTCTCCGATGAGTTACCATGTAATTGTATCATGAACAGAAGAATTCTTCAAGGTAGTAATCAACAGTGACCTCAAGTGCCGCTGCTTCAGATTCAATCATCTCCCAAAACTCTTGGGCAATTTGTTGTGCTTCAAGTTCGTTTTTCATACTGCAAGGTGTCCAGAGGGAATCTCAACGATTTCAGGATCGTTGTCATTAAACTCATTCATATCATAGCATACCCAACCAGCACTGGTAAAGATATAGGAGAACTCTTCACCGTAGGAGAGAAACTTTTCGCGAGTTTCATCATAACGAGGAGGACAATCCTCACCACGCTGTGAATAATACTCGGGACCATACTTCTGACCATCAGTGCGATCTTTGCCCCATACTTTATCAGACCAGCAAGATGACATATCACCACCGTCAATCAACTCAGAGGCAAGATCACGGGAGTTGTAGTGAGTTTTCAACATACGACCCAACCACTCAGGATAACCATCCCAGTGATGATAAACAGACAAAATAGATTCATCTGAGAGTTGGATGCCGATGCGTGAGCGGGTTCCCATGAGTGGTTTTCCTTTGACCCTTTTAATATACAGGAGATCGGAGTGAATGGCATCAAAAGTGGACACTTCAACCACCGTCCACCTGACATCCAGTCATGGCACCACCAACAACACCCAAAGGAATTGACCAGATCCAGTTTTCTTGAGTGGATAAAACACCACCTAAAGCTCCACCTAACAATCCTCCTGCGACTGTACCTTCGATACAGGAATTGTCATCATAACGACCCACGTTGGGATATTGTTCTTCATATCTAGGATTAGGAGCATAGTTAGGAACATATCTTCTACCTCTACAAGGAATGCGAACTTTTTGTCTCCTGGTACTCACATAACCAGGAAACTTTGATGTTCCAGGAACATACTCTTCACTATATTCTGTGCGATAGCACTTCTCTTCCTCTGCCCACCCTGATTGATAACTTCTACTCCTTTCCCTAAAGACAGGGCCGCCTGCAATTGCAGGAGCAGATGTAGCACCAATTAGTAATAGTGCTGCAAAGAGTTTCATCAAAATTCTCCAACTGATAGTAATTTACATAAAAAAAGGGAGAATGTCAATCTCCCTTGTGCCACTTATTCTTGTGTCCTTGCCTTTTGCACTAAGTATTCAGCAAATTCTTCCATTTTATCGGGATGAATTGCCACGATACCTGCCTGATCCACCGCAATTTTCATCGATTCGATATGTTCGTGTTCGATTTTTTTGTTCCTGGGCAGAGTCATTGGCAATCTCCTGAATGTATTGACATCCTAACACGGATGCTCCACATTATCTATGAATTTAATCTTTTCTTTGGGATTGTGTCATAGGAGTTAATGGTTCAATAGCCTCCATCTCCCACCAGATTTTCTCAAATTCAGAAGATGACTTGTCTTCATTGTGCCAGAAATCTTCCCAGTCTTTTGAAGTTGCTTTAGTGATCATGTTTCTCACCTTTTTTGATTAGTTTTTTTACCATCTTAACGTAGAGAACTTCCTCTGGAGTGTACCATTCAGGATGTTTCTTTGCACGTTTGATAATTTTTTTACACGCTTTTTTGTCCTCCATATTACATAATGCTAACGTTATGTAATATTTATTAGTATAACTCCTCTTCTGCTTCACCTTTGATAACACAATCACTAGTTGGATATGACACACATAACAAAGCAAATCCTGCTTCAATCTGGTCATCATCCAAGAAAGATTGATCCTCTTGATTGACTGTACCAGATTCAATTAAACCTGCACAAGAAGAACATGCACCAGCACGACAAGAATATGGAAGATCAATCCCTGCTTCATCAGCAGCATCTAGGATGTAAGTATCATCAGAACACTGAAAAATATTTTCACCATCTGAGGTCTTAATAGTAATTGAATAATCCATTAAATTATCTTAATTAACCTCAGTATATATCACTAGTCACATAAAGTCAATCATCTGATACTTCTTTTGTTTTCTTATTAAAACCAAAAGGACCAACACCAGGTGTGTCAAAATTACGACGTTTTTGTGCCATACTACAGATAGTTTCCATCACTTTAATAGTGTCTTCTACTGTGCAGTTCTCTGGCATATTACGATTCACAATGTCAAACAACGGAAAAAATTCTTTTGCTGCATCATTTACCTCTGAGGGTGTTAGTGGATCATACTCTTTCATCATTTACCTCCAGTATCATAGCCAAGTTTGTCATCTTGTTCTTTTAATTTACGTTGACGAATTGTTTCATGTAGACGTTTGACTGCCTCTTCAGTTTCAGCAGTCTTTTCATACGACCACTCATCTTTTTGCTTCTTTTTCTTACTCACAGTTTAACTCCTGATGTTGCGTTAATAACTCTAGTATAAAGATGCAAAGTTCCATCTTGTTCACATTTAAGGGTCCATCTTGTCATATGGGTTACACCTTCTTCGGTGGCACCTGTTGACATTTTACGACCTTCCTTTGTCATAGAACTATAAAGTCCATAACGTGTTTTCCAAACATAAAAACAATCATCATGCAATATTGCACCCTCAGGAATTTCAATCTCTGTTTTTGCTTGTTTCTTCTTTTCCATTAAGATTTGTAAGTTGCCTTTCTAATTCATATTTAACAGGTGAAAGATGATTATAAAGATAGTTTTTCCACTCATTGTTCTCAGTTAGTCTAACAATGTTCTCAAGTTGTGTCAAGGCAATCAAGAGTCTTTCTTTTTCACACATTTTTTTGTCCTTGCATTGCTAGTAGTGTTTCCAGTGGAATCCACGCGGGGTTTTCGTTTGCGAACTGCACTTGTACTTCCGTTACTACTTTTTCTAGATTT